GTCGGCATTACCTGCACGTACCATGGCAACATCGCGCATACGCTTATCGCGTTCTGCATTACGAGCTTTCAATTGCTCATATGCTTGTACAAGTTCTCTCATTATCACAATCTCGCTATTCGCTGAGTAGCAGCTAAATCATCTAGGTTAATAATGTACCTGTCTTCGATTGCCTTAGAAGGAGTAAACTGATTCTTAAGAAAACTTGGTACATTCGAAGCGGTTAGAAGAACATCGCGGGCTACAATCTCACAGAACCAGAGCGCCATTACAGCGTCCATCTTGAGCTTCTTACCTTGTACGCCTGGTTGCCAAACAACCAATTGTTCTATCAGCTTCTTTACATGTTCGTTTCGTGAAGAGTCTGGTAACTCGATTATGTTGTCACCAGCATGCTTCAAGTTGTTGTTGTTGCCATCACGCTTGGTGATAGTGCCGAACAACGGAGCCAGAGAAGCTACACCAAACTCTGGGTCTTGTTTATTATTACCTGTGTAGTGTGGGCGGTATGAAATACCGCGAGTGGATAGGAAGTTTCTAATCTCCTCATCCTGTGTCAAGAAAAGCTGGAAAGCATTTGACTCGACGATAACGGTATGCGGTTTATACGCATCGGTCCATTCCCGAATTAGAGTGCGAATCGCTGCAGGTGTGGGGCTGCTCATGACGTAAACGTCCATGACATAGCGCTTGTGTGTTCTGCGGTCGACTGCGTAAGCAACTGCTGCGGTGTCACCAGACATAGCAGGGTCAATACCAATGATTCGGTAGAAGTTCTGCGGTGCATCAGGGTGACCAGCAGCGCCTGCAACCAGCGCACCCGATTTTCTCATTCCGTTGACTGCGCCTCTAACGCACATCGGGTCGAAGATTGCATTCTCTGCGATATCGAGATTCTGGTAAACCAAAGACCATTTGGATGGACCAGCCTCGTTACGGACCGCAGTAAGACGCGGTCCTGTCCATCGGTCAAAGTTGCCATTCTCATCTGGGGTATCATCCTCAGTGAGTGGTTGCTCTGATTTACCCCAAAGAGTTTTCCAGTCTTTAGGGTCATCTGCGTACTCAAGTACGGCAGGCATGGACAAATATGACCACGGTACGATTCCGTCCGTGTAATGTTGCGGGTTACGTAATTCTTTATATAAGTCAACAGCAGATACGCGAGTTCCAACGACAAGAAGTTGCCCGCCACCTGGTGGAAGGCGCGAGGCAACCTCTTGGCGAATCCATTCTTGCTGTTTAGCCCACTCCCCCGCATTAGAGAGAGTGACTACGTCGTCAAGTACGATGAGGTCTGCACGAGCACCGTATACTTGACCGCCCATACCGATAGCTTCGATAGTTGGGTCTTTGGCATCTGACTCGCGGACATCCGCGCCCAGATAAACTTTATTTGCCGACCACATGTCGGCGGTAGCTTTGTAACCATCGGTCGGACCAAAGGCTGCCTGTAGGTCTGCATACCGAGGATGAGTCAGGCGTTGCTTGATAGCGTAAAGAAACTTCTTTGCCTGCTCTTGGGTTTTAGAAATAACGATGACATTGATGTTGGGATTCTTTACTACGCGGTAGGTCACGTAGTTTATGGTGATGGTCATGGTCTTGGCATGGTTTGGTGGAACATTTACCAAGAGGCGGGAGAGTCCCGCCGACCCTTTTTCGTAAGTCATCGCTGGGTGTATCCAGCGAGGTTCCTTACCTTCCAACATATCGACCACATTGAGCATATGGTCCCAAACTTTGGCTCCCAGGTATTTCTCAGAAAAGCTCGCGAAGTCGTCCAGACCAGAGCGAGCTTCATTAGCCAGGTCAGCAGTTCTAAACCGAGCATTATCTATATAGGCAGCGAAGCCCTCGGCTTCGCGCCTCTGGGTGTCATACCAAGAACGACTACGACCAACGACTTTTAATGCATCGGCTATTGTGCGCCCTTGGCGCACCAGGTCGATTAGTTCTTTCCTGGCTTCTTCGGGGGTTAAATTACGTTCCAAGTCTTCTCCAGTAACTGTAGAGGTCTACAGGGGTCCAGACAAAGGTATCCCCACCAAAGCATATAAGTTATCTCGGCAGGCATTTAGCCTGCCGTTTACGGCTCAGTGGAACTTCGCCGTTACACTTATATAGGGGGCTAGAGCATCGGCGTGTTTCAAGAGGCAAATCAAACTTTTTTTCTTGGTTTAACAAAAGTCCTGGTCAGAGCCTACATCTGGTGAAAATATTTTAGCTGATAGTGGGGGGTGGGTGGGGGGTGGTGCTAAAAAACCCTGGGGTTGGGCAGGGCGCGGACACAAAAAAAAGCCCCAAGAGGGGCTTGACATCAGGAAAAAAGTGTGCTACGCGCAGGCGAAAACCCCCGCGCCACGTGTGTGATGCGAGGGTGTCCGCTGACTATCTATAGGGCGATTCTCTTCATTACTACGCGAAGGGTTGACGTAACAATCGAGAACTCCGCGACCCCGCGATTCTCCGCGATGTCGAAGACTACGCCTACGCGACCCTTACCGATTGGGACGATGTCGCCAATCTGCGCGAACTGAAGGGGAACCAACTCGAAATCAGGAACGCAATCGAGCGAAGGAACTCCGTACTGCTCTTTCGCGTCCGTCACGTAAGCCTTGAGGTTTACGTGTAAATCGTCGTGTGTCCATGCTGTTGCCATTGCCTTGCCTTTCGTCATTGAGCCAAGCGGAATGCTCGGCGTTGAGGAGAATCTTACAGCATGCCCCCTGCCCCTGTCAAATCTGGCTGTCTGGCTGAGCGTATTCACGGCGTGTCATGTCGTAACGTAGCGTAACGATACGTAACACGATACGCCACACACACGATACGCCATACGAATGACACACGAAACGAGCATTAGGCAGATGGGCTACTGGTAGGTATCGCGTATGGATTATGGGCAGGCATCACACATCTCAAGATAGCAAATCGAAGATTTGCGTAATAATGTCGAGCCGAATCGGAAAGTCCGACGGCAGAAAGGTAGTGCCATGAGAAAAGTAGCAACCGAAACCCTGAATGGTGTCGTGAAAAACGGCAACGTTCACATCAGCAAGGCGGATGACAAGCGAGTCTTCGCGAAAGTCCGAATCACCACCAACACTGCTAAATCTTCGAAGAAGATTGAAGCAATCCTCAAAGCAATGGGGCAATACCCCGACTTCAACAAGGTGTTGAAGGCTGTCCTAGAGGTTGAGCCAGAGGCTTACCTCACGTTCAAGGGCGGAGCTCGCGCATGAGTAACGACACTGCCCTAAGCATCATCCTCGTCTTGCTATTGGCAATGACGTTCCTCACTGGAGCCCTTATGGGCTCACTCCGTCGCGATACTGAGTGGCGTAGACACCTGGCTCGCGAGCAATCTATAGCAGACCAAAGGTCTGCTGATGAAGATAACCATTGGGAAACGACACCTCGTGACTCAATCTGGAACTGAACCCAACCAATCGGCTGAGGCAGTCATCACCTGCGGTGACTGCCTACGCCCCGAATGTAAAGGATGTGAATACTAATGATGGGCTATACCCAAGACGACATTGATAAGTTCCAAGGAACTTTGATGAATGTCTACGCCAGTGGCGTATGTAACAACAAGCAAGCCGAAGTCCTGAAAGAAATCAAGGATTTCTTTGACGGAATACTAGCGGAAGGAAGAATCTAATGAGCGAAGAAAGCAACATAGGAGCACACCAGTTCGCAACTGACTGGCTATTGGTCATTGAGAATGACCAAGATTCATGGAACCAACTCGTTGATGATGTCAAGGAATTGGACTGTGACCCAATCGCAACGACCGCATACCTGCGCGAAGAGTGGGATGTGCTGGTTGACCAGATGGCGAGCGCTGTCGAAGACAAGGTGTCAGACATAGGCGCTTTACTGCTACGCCAGATGTTATTGACTGGCGATTATGCCCACCAACTCATTGCTAATCATGTGATTAGCAGTATCAAAGAAACGGAGGTAATGGTATGAAACTCAAAGCAATAAACGAACCATTCATAGGGGTAAGTGGAACTTCCCTCTGTGGCTACATCACCACAACCAAGCGTGAGCTCACACGTGTATTCGGTGAGCCAGCAGAAGATTGGGGTGACAAAGTCAACTTCGAGTGGACACTTCTATTCGAGGATGAAACCGACACAATCGTAGCAACAATCTACGACTGGAAGAACTACGACCACCGACTCGGAGATGACGAAGTCTACGAGTGGCACATAGGCGGACACAGACAGGCTGCTGTGAATGCTGTGTATGAAGCCTTCGCAAGTCGCGGAGGTAAGACAACAAAGGAGGTAAGCAATGCCTAACTGGGTGAACAATGAACTGATTATCACTGCCGAGCCAGAGGTAATCAAGCAGATG